AAATTAGGAATAAATCCATCATTCATGTACGGATCAACACCTGTTCTACTTATAGCATTTTGTCTATGTGCGCGACCAGCTTTTGATCCAGCAGGAGGATTAATAAAAGGTTGAGCAAAACCTGAAATATATTTTACATCTTCCGCAGTATTCATTACTCCACCAACAGGAGAAGAAACAACTCTACCGGGAGCATATCCACCAGCTTGTGCGCCAACAACTTCCGCCATTCTTGTTGCAGCAGGAATGTATCCACCTGCGCGAGTGACTTGTAATCCACCAGATCCTTTTACTCTTACTCCCTGACCAGCCAATTGAACAGCAAGTTGTTTAGCAAGAGTAGTTTGCATTTGATACTCTGCTGTTTGCTGTCTAGCTACTTGTAATAATAATTGCGCTTGCGCTGCTTGATTACCCATCGTACCAGCTAGAGCCTGAGAAACAGGCCCTTGTTGCTGCATGATTTGCAAAATAGATTGTTCGATATTTTTTCTATTTTGTGTTTCTGTAGTAATGCCAGCAATCTGAGGCAAAGCTTGAGCAAGATAAGTAAAAGAGTTTTGTATTAATTTAAAAAGCGTAAAGAAAGCGGCAATAGCACCGGGACCAGCTATTACATTTCTAATACCCTTTAATAAACCATTTGCGAAAGTAGAACCAACGCCTTCTCCTTCAAGAACTTCATTCATCGATTCCACAAATGATTTCAACTGCTCTGTTCCATATTTAGCTAATGGCTCAAATGTTACTTTACCAATATTATTAGCTAGTTGTTGTGTAGATACGGCGGTTTGTTTTAATAATGCATCAAGAGTTTGATTCAATTTTGCAGTAGCCACTTCGGCTTCATTTGTTGCTGCTGCACCTCTTTGTAAAGCACCAGCATATACGCCTTGTGATTTATTTAAATCTCCAACAATTGCCTTAAGAATGTTAACTTGGTAAACACCAGCAACTTGTTCAGATAATTGCGCTCTTTGAGCGTCTCCTAAATTTTTATAAGCTCCTGCAAAATTTTGTAAAACAGTTACTGCTGGCAAAGTATTACCTTGAACATCTCTTACAGCAATATTAAAAGCTTCTAACTGGTCCAGAGTTTCAGTACGTTGTAAACGAGTAAAAATTGTTTTTAATGCGTTACCAATTACCGCTCCGCCTCTTGCAGTACTTTGTTGAGCGGCTGTAACCAATGCATTTAACTGATCTAAACTAACCCCTGCTTCTTGCGCTGCTTGTCCTGTACGAGACAAAGCTTCAGCTAAATCTCCTGCACCTACAGCGTAATCTTGTTCAACTGCAACTAATTTATTTAATATTTGAGTTGTTGTTATGCCAGTTGCAGCAAAACCGTTTACAGTAGATGTTAAAGCGTCAACAGCATTTGCAGTTCCAATTCCAGCTAATCTTGTCAAAGTCAAAGCGTCTTTTGTTCTTGTTAATACATCTTCAGCTTTCAAACCTTGACGAGAGAATTCAAGAGCGGCTTTAGAAGCATCATCAAATGTAGAAGCTGTTTGCTTGCCAACGTTAAATAATTCTGAACTAAATTTTTGCAATTGAGAGGTACTTAAACCGAATACACGATTAATATCCGCAAGATTCTTTTCTACATCTATAGTGACACTAGCTAATTCTTTAAAACTACGAATAACACCGCCAAGAACAGCAGTGGAAGCGCCGAACGCAATAACGCGAGCATTAGAAGCGGCAAGTGCTGCTTCAAAGTCTTTCACATCGCCAGTCATTCTGCCAAGCGGCTGAGAGAAAGCTCGTTGATTAACTGTCAAATTAAGTTGGTTATTCTGAGCGAATCTTTGATTATACGCTTGAACACCAGCTTGAATAGAAGCTGTTAATGCTGCTTGATTGGCCGCGACATTAATTTGAACTGCCATATTTCTTATTTACACGTTAAAATAAGTATTATCCAAATATTTTCATCATATCGTCCATACTCAAAGAACCACCCTTCTTTTTAGCTTCATCAGCCAAAGAAAGAGTTTTTTGACCTTTTGCCTTTAATCCAACATATTCAAGATCTTCACTAGTTGCTCCGACTATCGAACTAGCTTCATTTTTAATATCTTGAGGCATTTTATCATTCTGTTGAAAGACATTCTTAAAAAAACGAGCATAAATAAGCAATTTTACTTGATTGTAAGTCAGTTCGCAGACTGATTTACCAAAAAATTCAGTAGGATTTTCAGCAAAAGGCATGTATAAATTAAAAAAATCTTGTAAAACTAAATACTGAATCGTATTGTCATTTATGTTTTTATATATTTCAGAGTATTGTTTTATAATACAAGTCAACGTTTCTGAATCTATATTATCAAATTGATCTTCTTCAAAAGCTTCTTTACTTAGTTTTTTATCTTTATATAAACATTTTAATATATAATAATCATTAACTCTTTCTTCAGCATAACTTTCGGCGGTTCGATTGAAGAAAGAAGCTTTAGTATTTTTAAGATCGTATAATCGTTTTTGTCCCGATTCTATATCTGCATTTACTCTTTGTATTTCTGATTTTAAATATAAAGATTTTTTTTGTTTGTTAAGATTATCTATAAAATCTTCTTCTTGCTTAATCAATGATTCTTGTTTTGTAGACCATTGTTTTTCGTCAATAAGGCGTTTTAAAGTTTCATCATTCGTAGGAACGCCGCGACTTTTCGCTTCATCAAAATAATGATCGTAGATTTGATCGATATCCACCTGATCTTCTAAAGACAAATGCTTTAAATAAAAAAGATTCTCTAAAACTTTTATTTCAGAGAATCCATTTTTAATATCCCGAAAAGCTTTTTTATATTTATTCTGTTGGGATTGTTCCATCTATTTCTCCAATAATTCTATCGAATTCTTCCTTTTCAGTATTACTTGTAAAGAACCAATAACTAATTATACTCGCCAACTTGCTATAGCACTTTTCATAAATTTCATTCTTATTTTCCTCATAATCAAACATTGCAGCTTCTTTAACTTCAAATGTCTTACCGGGAAACAACCATTCAAATTCCGCGTTTTTCTTACTATTATCTTTAAATTGAGTAAGATTTAGAACGTACCATAGAATCGCTCTATTTTGAGCTTTAATATCGGCAGTGTGATTAAACAAAGTCATGTAACTTGTTTCTTTTTCGATCAATGTCTTGCGACGTTGGAGAATTTCTGAAGTTACGGTTTCAATCTTCTTCTTATAATCTTCATCCCGTTCTGATTCGGGCTTTAGATTTAGAATAGTTAATCTGCTTTGTAGATCACCAATTTCTCCAGCGGCAGAAACCATGATCTTTGCGTCATTGTCGCTAATCAAACCGCCAGTATCACTATACTTATTTAGCAACATCGCCTTTGTTAAAATTCCATTTCGGATGCATCGGCTCATTTCAATACTGAATTCCATGTCAGCTTCTTGCATCTGCTTTCTATTAGGCTGCAAGATATTTATCTCTACTGGAATTTGCTTCTTAACCTTTTCCTTATAAGTGCGCGTAACTTGCTCACCTTGTTCATTTGTTACCGTTTCAGCCTTATCTTCTTCGACCTCGGCATTTTTGAAAATATTGAAACTATACAGAGACTTTGACATAATTTATTTATATTAATATATATTCTATAGTTTTTCAACCAGTGTAAAGATATATATGGCTACTAATCTTATATCCGCTTCAGAAAGAGTCGCACTTAATGCGACTATGGAGGATATTCATGAGACATTTGCTCGCGAAATCACTGTTTTTAAAGAAGCTTCTCAGATTGTAATTATTACTGATCCTAACTTTAATCCATTATATAATACTGCTGGTCAAACTACTTCATATGTAAATACACCTGTTTACAAGACATTTAAAGTCAGAATACAATATAATGATGATATTGGTAAAAAATATTGGAGCGAATCAGGTTTAGCTTCACAGATTAAATTAGAAGCGGTTGTTGGTTCTGTTAGAATTAAGATAAGAGCAGAAGATTATGAATATATAAAAGATGGTCGTCGCTTTGATTTAGATGGTAAAAGATTTGTTTTAAATTCTACATTTAGACCACATGGCTTATTTGATAATCAATTTTATACGTTATATCTCAAACCTGATCCATAAGATATGAATCCCGAATGGATAAAAATGTTTCAAGATTTGCAAGCTGATAAAGAATATCAAAAAGAAATAAAAAGAGTAATTGATCAACAATTCAATAAAATAAAAAATGAATTCATCGAAGAATTCATGAATCATCCTATTACTCAAGAAATTCAAGGCGGAATAAGTGCTACAAATTCATCTGGCACTCTTGGCGGCATTACAAATTTATATTCTTTTATAGGATTTGATGAAGGTACTGATCCTATCAAACCAATAGAAGAATTATTAAAAAAATCTAATTATAGAATATTATTTAATAATAGATCAGTTGAAGCAACGGTCATTTTTGACATACCAACTGCTGCTCAAATATTCGAAATAACTCCTATGCCTTGGGCAACTGGAAGAAGTTGGGCAAGAGGAATAGAAACAGGAATTTCTGGTCTTGGATATTATATTAAAAAAGCCAAGAATAGCCGTTCAGGTTTAGGCGTACAATCAAACCAACAAGTCAGATCTGGAGTTATGTTTAGAAATTCTAAATATATATCTGATTTAATAAATAGATTCAATAAAGAATTAAAAGAGTTAAATAAATAAAACGAATGAAACCCACTTTTTCACATAATGTAGTAAATAGTTTCTTTTTATGGTTTGATCATTTTTTAATGACCAAGGGAGACGCTTATAAAACATACACAACAAAACTATATAGCAATCCTGATTTTAGATTAGGTAATGGCAAAGTTACTTATAGCTCTCCATATAAACAATGGGTATATGATAAAAGTATAACTGGTGCCACAATTCCAAGTGGATTTACAATCAATGGAAGCTTTGTGCCAACTGGAACAAGCGGAATGGCTATAGACTTTGATAATGGTCGTATAATTTTTAATAGCGGCGTTTCTACTAACTTAAATATTTCTGGAACATATTCTGTAAAAGAAATAAATAGTTATGTAACTGATCAACCTGAAGATAATTTAATCATCGAAGGAAAATATATTAATAACAGCAGATTCACTGTTGTTGAAACTGGTATTGCTCCTTATAACCCAGTAACTCCCTGCGTATTTGCTTCACTAGAAACTGCTCACAACACAGCTTTTGCATTTGGCGGCGAAGATGAAACTAAATGTATTTTTAAAGTTGTAGCTTTCTGTGAAAATTTATATCAATTAGATGGCGTATTAAGTATTTTTGGCGATTCTTATAATGAAATTTTTAGCGTCATCCCAATGACCGCCCATCCTCTTGGAGAATTTAATGAAATAAAAACTGGTCTTTATCCTACTGGATATGATTATAACTCTGTAAAAAACATTTATGGTTCAGAAACTCTTTTTATATCGCATGTCGAAACATCAAAAATACGAGATAGCGTTTTAAAAGAATTGAATCCTATATTACACATAGGATTTTTAGATTTTGAAATTAAAGCTTACAGATATCCTAGATTATAAAAATTTCACAACAATCCGTATACACTGTAAAAACTAATAACATTTTAAACAAATAAAAATATGGCAAGAAATCGTGTAATTTACCAAAGTCAAGCGCTTTTTATAGCTCCTAGCTCCACTGGATGTCAAGTATCTGGTGCAGGAACTACTGGTCCTACTTTTGGACCAAGCAGTTCATCTAATTTATTAGCTGGAACTAGTTTACTTAAAAAGCTAGATCGCGTTCAAAATTGTAATTTTAATTTTACAATTAATCGTCAAGATATCAACGAGTTCGGTAAACTAGCTCGTATTGATTCTATCGTTATGGAATCTCCAACTGTTGGTTTAGATTTCAGTTATTATGTAACTGATGGTCTAAATGAAAGATTGATGGGATTTAACATGTATTCTCCAAATGATACGACGAATACAGTTGAAGTTGCACAATCTATTTCTGGTCTTCTCGCAGATTTACAAGGAAATAATTATTATATTCTAACTGTACAAGAAGGCGAAGATGTAGTTGGAACAAGTAGTTCAACAACTCCAGCAAATTCAAATACAGTTGTTGGAATTGGTAATGGATTTATTAGCGAATATAGTTTTGATGCTTCAGTTGGCGCTATTCCAACCGCAAGCGTTACTGTTGAAGCTTTTAATATTAAAGCTGACGCTCTTACTGGCAGCGCACTTGGTGTTATTACTGGAAATTCTCCAGCTATTGATATTACTGCAAGTCCAGCAGTTAAATTCGCTGGCACTGAAACGGCTTATGGTCTTTCTGGAGCTTTTACAACTGGAGTTTCTAATATAACTGCATTGAGACCAGGAGATATCATTCTATCATTAAGCAATCCTGATGGTATGATTGATGTAAGCGGCTCTAATTCAGCTCACATTCAGTCATTCCAATTCACAATTCCATTGAGCAGAACAATTTTACAACGTCTTGGAAACACATTCGGTTTCGCAAGAGTTATCGATGTTCCAATCAATATGGATATAACCATAAGCGCTATTGTTTCTGAATTGAAGACGATGAATCTTTTTGATGAACTATTTACAGGAACAAAGACTAATTTTACTATTCAATTGAACGATGCCAATGGAGCTGCAAAAGTTAAATATGGTATTTCTGGCGCACTTTTATCATCCGAAACTTATTCTGAAAATCTTGGAGATAATCAAAGTGTTGACTTGACATTCAGTCTCCAACTTGGTGGTGCAAATGACACACAAAATGGTGTATTTATGTCAGGTTCTTATCCTGCTGATGCTATAGTTACTGGTTTCTATAAACTTGGTACTGGTAAACTAAGTTAATAAAAGTTAATAAAAAACCCCCAGTCGCAAGGCTGGGGGTTCTTTTTTACTTATGGATTTCCATAACCATAAGGATAATAAAAATATCCTGAACCAGTAAATATTGGAGAACCATCTTCACCAGCTACTTGAACAGGTTTTGCATTATATATGTTATAACTTGCAACTAACTTCTCCATTTCGTCTCTAGCGTCAGTTGCTAATCCACGATATGTTTTGGCTAATTCATTTTTATTTGTGCGTGTGATCATAGTATCTCCTTCACGCAATGTCACGAAATCTACTGAACTATCAACACCTCTCAGAACTTGACGAGTTTTTTTGGTATAAAACTCATATAAGTACATTTGTTTATATATAGATCTTTCTTCTTGTTGAAAAAATCCAGTAGGAAAAAAGTTACCACTTTCAACATAAAATTCACTATATATTTTTGTATTTAATAAACCAACGTTGTTGGCAAGCCAACCTGAAATATAATAAAATTGAGCATAACCACTGTCATAGTCAAATTCATTTGCGAATATTTCATCAGCTAAATCATGCACACTATAAGCTACCATATATTTATATTACACTTTTTATAAATAATAAGAACTTAAATTAACCATTAAAGCTTGGCATTGGAGGAAATGACGGTAAAGAAATATTAGAAGCTGAAGTTGGAATCGTGGGCCAAACAGCTTGAGTGATATCAGGTACGTCAAGCATACTTCTTAACTGTTGTCTAAAAGTTTTAAAATCATTTTTAGCAACATCAGAGATTGGCGCATCACTTAATTGCGTAAAATCAGTCAACAAAAGATACTGATCTCTTGTCATTCTTATACTAGATTTGATTCTATTGATTCTTATTTCTTCTTCTGATGGTGTAACGTCAACTACAGTATAATTTTCTTGGCATGTTTTATTTTGTGTGTTTAGTGTCCATGATGTTTCTATTTTTTGATGAATATTAATTGTTGGAAGCGGATCGCTATTTACAACCCAAAATCCTTCGTTGTTTCCAGACCATGATAAATCAGCTAATTTATCATCAGGTAACACAAAAATATTAGATATGTTTTTATAACTTGTAGGAAGCGGCGCTGGTGTAGAAACTATTTCGTTATTTACTACTAAAACGTATTTTTTATCCATATTATTTTATATATGTTATTTGTGGATTGATAAAGTTATTTAATAATGATTGTTTAAAATCTAATAGATTAGGAGCCATTGTTGTTCCTGCTTGGATATTAGCGCGAATGTTACCTTGGTTAATTCCAGTCTGTGCGCTCGCCATATCTTCAAAAGCTTGACGAGTTAAACGGCATTCCCAATAACGAGATTCGGCGGCTTCAATTTCGTCATATGTATAAATTTTGGGTAAACTATTTATTAATTGAACAATAGTTTTAATTTCTCGTTCTCTGAAGATCATATTTTCTTCCAACTGTCTCATAAAATATTGTTTCTTCATAGCTTCAAGAGTGTCAACTTCGTCGTTCTTGGCAAGTAATCTCTTTATTTCTATTTTCATTTTTTCTATTTCAAATATATCACCAATAAATCCGTCGCGCATTGATTTAAGCTCCATCATCAATTGTAGAAACTTTCTTTCTGGCAAATCATGCTCTTGCATAACGAATCTCTCTAATTGGAAAGAAGTACGACCAGCAGTATATTTAGAAAAATCTATTTTACCAAGATCAAATTTATCGGTGAACTCTTTTAACTTAATGTCTAGAATATTATCCATATATATTATGCGCCACTATTACTAGTTATCCACCCAGAATTTGTATCACCTGTAGTATAACTATTGTTAGTCCAAGTTTCTGTAGAAAAAGTAAGTTTATGATAAACTCTATTTAATGTAAAATTTCTATATCCAGTCCATACATATCCAACAGTTGCTGTTGCGCTCGCTACTCCTTGAAATAATTGTAAACTACCTTCTGGACTATTTGTTCCTGTAGATTTAGTTTCGGTTGCAAAAGTTAATTTAATATTACTTGCGTTTGTTACCGTTGCTCCATTGGCTCTATATCCCCAAAGAGAATTTGAAAAAGCATATCCTTGAGCCATATTAGATGACTCAGTTATACTTGTGTTTGATGCTGTATCTGTATTCATTGCATACTTGTATATCGTATTTGTGCTTCCATTTCCTGTAGTATAACCACCTAAAATATATGCATTATTACTTTCATACATTCCAACACTAACATGTCGAGCGGCTGTAATTGCTGTAGCATTAGTAGCTGTATCGTTTGATGTTGTTATGTAAGTTGTGTCAGTTCTATATTGACCAAGTGAATCACTATAGCCGCCCATCATATATATACGCGACTTAGTAAGATGTGGCAAATTATTTGTCGCGCCTCTTCTTTCTACAGTAAAAGATACAACAGCAGTGCTTTGAGAATCACTTGCAGCAAGTATTTTATTTTTGGTTGTAATAAGACCAGATTGAAAACCGTTTATATGATAAATATTTGTAGAACTAAAACCTCCTGCTCCTTGAGATATTCTTGGACCAGTATTCGCATTTCTTGTGGACTCACTATCTGTACTAAAAGATATTGTTCTATTATATCCGACACCACTGTTTCCTCCTGTCACATCTCCAAATAAAAAATATGCAGATCCAAAACCAGTAACTTGAGTACTAGCTCCTATTGGAATAGTTTGAGCTTTAGTTGGTCCAAGAAATTTAATCATATATTATTATAGATTTTGACCTACAATGATTGCATAAATATTAGTGCCGCCATCATAAGTAACAAATTGATAAATATCGCGTTTAGAACTTGCGGTTGTAAGAGTTGGGGCTGTACCTCCAGGCCATTTTACTGCGGCTGGCCAAGTTATTGAATAACCAACACCACCGCCAACTGTTACAATTGTCCACATATGAACAATACCGCTTGCTTGAATATTTGATAAAGTTAATGTTGTTATTGTTGCGGCGAGAGTTAATTCTGTTACGTTATATTGAGTATTAATTGTTGTTGAAGCTGTTGCAGATACAGCTACTCTTTCACCAAAAGTATTTCTTGTTCTTACTAATAATAAATTACTAGTAGAATTTGGATCTAAATAATAACCAGTATCATTGTTATCATAAAATATTGGCGCTCTCATATCAGCACTAGCAATTGCAACGCCACTTTGATTTACAGTAAATACATTAGATCCTCCTGAATTTCTATAAATAAGCAAATCAGCAGCTTGAATGTACCAATGATTTGAATGATATTGTATTTTACCTGAAAATTCTCCATCCCAAGTTGAAGAATCAGATCTCCATGAACCAACTGTTCTCAATGATGTTGTTGAATTAGGATCAAGATAATAGCCAGTATTATTACTATCGTAGAAAATTGGCGCTCTAAAAGAAGAAGCGACCCAATTATTTCCAGACATGTCTAATTCCCAACGATTTGCGGATGCGCTCCAGCCACCAATACGCATTATATTGTCTGGATCTAATCCCATATTAACAGCATAATATCCTCCACGATGGAATGACATACCTGCTGCACCAGCGTCATTTGAAAATGCTTGCAAAGCGTAATTGCTATTAGCTCCAACTGTAGATGTAGAGCCTTTATCAGATCTAAAATAATTTACGCCAGTTAATGTATTAGTAGTTCCAGTATAAACACCATTTGTAACAGTAGCAGCGTTGCCATCAATGCTTATTCCTGTTAATGTTTGACTTGCGGATGATCTATTAATTGCAACTGATGTTGTACCAATAAACATCGTTTGATTAGTTGCGGCAGCACCTAACTCAGCAAGACTCCAAGAAACGCTTGCGCTACCATCTACTGATTTACCTGTTGAACCAATGGTTATTGTTCTTGCTGTACCCCAAGTAGCGGTGGTGATCGCAGCAGAACCATTAAAAGATGTTCCATTAATATTTCTTGCAGTTTGCAAAGTTGTGGCTGTAGTTGAATTTCCGCTTAAAGCAGCAGTAATTGTACCTGCTGAAAAATTACCAGAACTATCTCTTAAAACAATTGTATTTACTGTATTAGCTGTAGCAGAAGCATATCCATCCAATAAATCTGCATCTAATCCTGAACCAGCACCATCATTGTTATTATGCCAAAATCTATTCCAAGTTCCAGCGGTGCCATTTGTGGTCGTTCTAGTATAAATATCTCCTAGATTTCCACCAGTCATTCTTATAGCTAGAGTATTACTATAATAAGTGACAGGATCGCCATGACCCATACGAATAGCATTATACCACTCTCCATCTGGATTTAATGTTGTATTGCCAGAAACTTGCCAATATTGCAATTTATTGCCACCTACATTCCCCGTATTAGAATCAACGCTTCCAGAACCTCCGCTTACACTTCCAGTAATAGTATTAGCTACAGTTAAACCAACAATATTACTTGTGCTATTTGGATCAACATAATAAGCTGTATTATTAATATCATAAAACGATTGAGCGTAAATAGTATTTACAACTCTTACATTGCTGTCAAGACTTCCAACTGAAAAGATTTCTGTTCCATTACCAAAAGCATTATTGTAAAATCGTACGCCACCATAATTAGGATAGGCTCCTATTCTTATTCCAGTGTGCCAGTTTAATGCAAGCTTAGAATAATTCCCTCCGACATTCTCCATTGTGGTAAATATTCTATAATATCCGCTATTTTCATCTCCACCAAATGTTATACCATTACCAAACCCTTCACCCGCAGCAGAACTATATGGCGTTGAGCCAGTAGCGCCGAAATTTATTCTAGTAAATGTTTTTGCTCCTCCTATTGATTGATCTCCTGTAGTATAAACACCATTTGTAACAGTAGCAGAATTACCAGTACAAGAACCAGCAGTAGCTACTGTTTGAGATCCAATATTACCACTATGAATCATCTCTACCCAACTTCTTAAATTTGGCCAAGCGCTTCTCCAAAAAAATCTATTATCAGCTTCTCCAGCACAAAGCATCTGGAAACCATATGCTTGTGAATTATTTACATGATTATAATGGAAACCCTGAAGTCCTACATAATGAGTTGAACCCCCTGGAGCATTTGCTGGGCTGCTCCAACTATCAATAAAACCAGAACCCCAATTAGAAAACATGACATTACAATCAACAGTACCATAACCCATTGTACCATTACGATATAATGATGAACCATTATATCTATTAACATAAGGTGAATTGACATGCATTGAATTCATGTCATTATAAGACATAGTAAGAGTACTAAACTTGTTTAAGTTAGAAGTACCTGCGGGATCTAGATAAAAAGCTGTATCGTCACTATCGTAGAAAATTGGCGCACGAACATCAGATCTTACCGTTAATCCACCAAATAAATGATTAGCAACAGTTGAAACTGTTGCACTAGTTGCTGCTCCTTGATTTCCTCTTACTTCTTGACCACTAGCAATTTCTATAGAATTAGCGGGTGTTGTTAATTGCTCAGTAAGAGAAGAATAATATATAGTTGGAGATCCAAGTTTACTTATAACTTTCCAAGTTTTATAAGATGACCATTCTGCTGCGGTTAACAACCAAACATCATTGTTATTATCAACACGAATCAGTATTTGCATACTGTCTCCATTTAGTTTTTCTAACTTAACACTAAATGTTTGACTATTAAATGCAGAAACAGAAAGTAGAGCGAGACCGAAAGGATTATAATTTACATCTGTTTTGTATGTTATTAATATGGCTGCATGTGTATTGCCACCACCAACATTTGCAATTTTTGTCCAATAAAAACTCATTGCACTTCCACTCCAGTAATAAGTATTACCAGAACCACCGGGAAGATTTTCTCTATTAGTTATACTTACTAAATTACTTCCACTATTCGGATCTACATAGTAACTAGTATCATTACTATCATAGAATATTTGCGCTCTCATTGACGATCCATCAGCCAATGAATAATCTCCACCGACAACTCTTAATCTCCAATTACCATCTTGATTTAAAATTCCTACATGATTATTGGTATCTGCATAAAAATATCCACGAACTGTTCCGTTGTGTCCTCCAGTTCTTAACCTTATTCCTTGTGCGCTTGCAGAACTTGCAATATTCCAATAATTAGCGCTATCAGAATAAAAATGTTGTCCAGTTGTTTCATTGTATAAACCATTACCACTACTATTATTTCTGAACCAACCACCAGTATAATATTGCGCTGCTGTTATATTACCGGCTGCGGTAATGGCATTCAAGTTGCTTGTGCTAGCGGGATCACAATAATAACCTGTATTGTCCCAATCATAAAAAAGTGTTCCACGAATATCGCCTGGAGTTCTAAAACTTCCTCCTCCCCACGCGCCTTTGAACACGCCATTTTGTAGTATTAATAATCCGTGATCTGCTAAATTTGCAGCGACACCACCAAAATTGGGATGCGACCAAGCTAGTCCATATAAAGTGCCAACTCCTGTTCCATCTGCGGTTAATTTATAAGAGTTACCCATTGCAAATACACCTTGCAATCTAGTAGCAGAATATAAACCAACTACAGTATTTCCATAATTGTCATCTATATAAAAATCACCATTTGCTCTTGTTGCTTTTGTTGCGAGAGTTGTTGTTGCTGAATTTCCATCGATACTAACTCCAGTAAGAGTTTGAGAAGCTGATGATCTATTGATAGCAACAGACGTTGTACCAATGAACATTGTTTGATTAGTTGCTGCCGCACCTAATTCAGCAAGGTTCCAAGAAACGTTTGCGCTACCATCTACGGATTTACCTGTGGAACCGATAGTCAATGTTCTTGCTGTACCCCAAGTTGCAGTGGTAATGGCAGCAGAACCGTTGAAAGAGGTTCCATTGATGTTTCTAGCTGTTTGTAGTATTGTCGCTGTTGCCGCATTACCAGTACATGAAGCAGAGCTTCCACCAGCATTACCTGTGATGCTTCCAGTTATTGTATTTACTACGGTTAAACCAACTAAATTACTAGTACTCGCAGCATCAATATAATAAGAAGTATTATCACTATCATAAAAAATAGGCGCTCTAAAACTATATCCAGATTGAATATAACCACTTGAATACGCAATCATATTTGTTATTTGTGTACCTCCTGCTTTTGTCCAAAAATGTAAATTACCAGTAGCCCAACCATTTGCAGTACCCGCTGTCTTTTGAGCGGCCAAACCTGCAATACTTACCGTATTTCCAGCACCAGCGGCTTCTCTACTACCCATCGATAATTTTGTCCAAGTGTTATTTGTGCCATTTAAATTGTAAATAAATAATCCTACAGGAGCTTGATCAATTGCTCCAGTAGCTGAATTATCTTTTCTTATTATTAATGGAGGAGATTGCAAATAACTACTACTAGCATCAACATAAGAATCATACATCTGAACATTGTTGCTAGAAGTTAATCCGCCAATACCCATCGAAGAAATTAACGAAAAACTAGCAGGATCAATATAATAAGTAGTATCACCACTGTCGTAAAAAATAGGCGCACGAAAATCACTTGATGCAAATCCAGTTCCACCGACATGTAAACTAAAAGAAGCGTAATTATCACCACCAGTTGTTGTTCTTATATTACCAGAAGAATCTATAGTAAACACTCCAGAATCACTATTGTTTCTGAATATAAAATTATTAGCTGTTTTTACATATGTAGTGCCGCTGCTTTCAAAATAAAATCTTCCTTTGCCTTCTACTGATGTATGCCAAACTCCTGTAGCAGCATTCATATTATTCAAAGTAGATAAACTCAAAGCATTTATAACAGAAGTGCCTGCTGCATTTATGTAAAAAGCGGTATTATCTGAATCGTAGTATATTGGCGAACGAATATCTGTTGATGCAGTGACCACACCAGTGCCAGTATTAATAGAAAATACTGAAGATCCATAATAATTAGAAAAACTTGGATCTTGAGCGTTACCTTCCCAAATTTGCCTCTTGAAAGTAAAAGTAGTTGGTCCAGAGTTTGCACCATACAACATTATTTCTTGCAAATTATCACCAGCACCAATTGGCATAATGCCGCCAGATTCACTACCATTACCGAAACCAAGACCATAAGGAGCAGGACGATCTCCAGTTGTTCTATACATTGCTGGAGGACAGAATCCTCTTATTTCTAAGAATGTAGGACCACTTGGAGAAACTAATCCTGTGACTGTTTCTATATCTACATTTGACGAATTTTTTGATCTACGAGATCCAACTGTATAAGCCAATGTTCCAAAAGTCATTGTTCCTGCAACAGTAAGATTATTTAAATTACTAGTGCTTGCTGGATCGCAATAATAAGCAGTATTTCCTGCGTCATAAAATGTATTAGCATATAAAGATCCTGTACTAGATTGTATGTATACTGATGCACAAGAATAAGCTAATGTTGTTGAAGTTCCAGCGCCCCAAAGAACTGGGTATGCTGTAGAGTCGGTTCTACTTGGCGAATAAGTTACTGTACCTGAATTACCATCAATATTTATACCAGTTAAACTTTGAGAAGCAGATCCTCTATTTAAAGCTATTGCAGTTGTTCCTATATAAACCGTACTATTTCCTAAAACACCTGATGGAATCGTTCCGCTAAGATTTCCTGCTGTTAAAGTAGATGCTGTTGTTAATGCGGTATTTCCACCAACAGTCAAAGCATTTAAAACAGATGTACCAGCGGCATCAATATAATATGCAGTATTGTTAGAGTCGTAAAAAATAGGAGCGCGAACTGAACCGTTTGCATAAACAATTCCTGAACCTACACTTCCTACTCCATAACCAGTTCCTAAACTTAATCCTACTCCAATATTATTATTGAAAGTGAAATTACCCCAACCATCGGATCTAAATAAACCTTCTTGAGTAACATCGGTTCTTGTGGTTCTTATTATAGATCCTTCGTTATCCTTAACATAGTAAACATAATTTCCAGCACTATCTGCGCCTAATTTTATATTACCACGAACATCTAATACCTGAGTAGGACTTACAGTACCTATACCAACATTACCACTAGAAAGAATACTAAATCTATCAAGAAAACTACCACCATGATTAAATGTATAATGTAAACCAGAAGTATTTGTAGCGCCAGTCTGAACAAATTTTATATCAAGCATTGCATTTGCAGTTCCACCGTTTGGATTTACTCTAAATCCTAAAACAGCCATTGCATTTGTTGTCGAACTTTCGTTAACAATAGATAGCATTCTATCTGTATCACCAACATCAGTATTAGCTGCGAAAGTACTATTATCTGTAAATCCAACAGTTAAACCAGAAGTCGATCTAGAAGCCGCACCACCAATTCTTGTACTAGCTGCTACTATTAATGCATTTAAATTACTAGTACTTGCGGCATCTAAATAATAACCAGTATTATCACTATCATAAAAGATTGGTGATCTAAAAGATCCTGGCTCTAATGTATAATTACTATATTTTGATAATTCACCAGTCGTAGCTCCACCACCAAAAATTCTTGTTAACGCAGAAGTGCTTCCTGAATTACCATAACCTATATACATACCATCTGTAGTAGCATTATTACGCATAACTCTCATGTTAGCGTATACATCGCTACTTGCTGTATCAAACGCACTAAATATTCTTAAACTAGATAAATTAGAAACACTGTTTGGATTAACATAATAAGCAGTGTCGTTGGAATCATAAAAAATAGGAGCGCGAAAATCAGAACCCGCTGACACAGTTCCATTATCATAAAAGACAGTATTGTTGGCGTCATTGGCATTTCTTATGACAAAGACAGTGCTACCATTTGTAGTTAATGCTTTTATATCTAATCTGAACCCAGGATTGATATTTCCTATACCGACGTTGCCGCTTGAATTTTTAAATGTTGGATAATATGTAATAGGCATATTGTTAATATCTCTTTATGACTCTTACTGAAAAATTTGAGTTTGTATTATAATTATAAATTTTTAATCTTATTTGATAGCTACTTGCAGTAGCGTTTGGACATGTATCTGATTCGGTTGAACCAGTTAAGAAAAATGCATCGATTACGTTTCCTGAACTACTTGATCCAGAAACATATATGTCTCTAGCAAGCGGAGCATTTTGTACTGTATAAATATAATTAGTTACTACTGAACCATTCCAGCCAACACCATTATATATATAAATATGTATTGGATCTTTGTATAAACCAGATCCTCCATGATTAGGATTAACAAATCCAATCACTTCTAATACTGTAAAATTATCAGCAGTTATTCCAGTATCTATAGTTGCACCACTAGTAGTAAATACTTTGCCATATACACCTTCGGTTTGTATATCGCCAACTACATCTAGTTTTCTAGCTGGAGTTGCTGTACCAATACCAACATTAGTTCCATTATCAAAAACAGTACTATTACCAACTGTAGAAGATGAATTAAATTTAACTAAATAATTTGTTGTGCCTGAAACTGAAACGCTGGCTCCTGAAGATCCGCTAGTTCCAGTTGATCCGCTAGTTCCACTTGATCCGCTTGTCCCAGAAGAACCGCTGGTGCCTGAAGAAGCAGAGCTTCCAGAAGATCCGCTAGATCCACTTGATCCGCTTGTCCCAGAAGAACCGCTGGTGCCTGAAGAAGCAGAGCTTCCAGAAGATCCGCTAGATCCACTTGATCCGCTTGTCCCAGAAGAACCGCTGGTGCCTGAAGAAGCAGAGCTTCCAGAAGATCCACTGCTTCCATTAGATCCTGCTGTTCCACTTGATCCAGAACTTCCAGAAATTCCTGAAGATCCGCTTGAAGCACTCGTACCAGAAGATCCAGAATTTCCTGCTGTTCCAGCGCTTCCTGAAGAGCCAGTTGTTCCAGATGATCCTGTTGTTCCAGAAGATCCTCCAGAACCTGAAGATCCAGATATACCAGAAGATCCATTACTACCTGGATTTCCATTGATTCCAGAAGTGCCTGAAGAACCGCTAGTACCTGATGAAGCTGAAGTACCTGAAGAACCACTTGATCCAGAATTGCCAGAAGATCCAGTAGTTCCTGATGTTCCAGATGTTCCAGATGAACCTGAGCTACCAGAAGTTCCTGTAGAACCACTAGATCCATTTGCGCCATTTGTTCCTGATGATCCGCTAGATCCTGAAGAACCAGACATTCCAGATGAACCTGAGCTACCAGAAGTTCCTGTAGAACCACTAGATCCATTTGCGCCATTTGTTCCTGATGATCCGCTAGATCCTGAAGAACCAGACATTCCAGATGAACCTGAGCTACCAGAAGTTCCTGTAGAACCACTAGATCCATTTGCGCCATTTGTTCCTGATGAACCGCTGCTTCCAGAAATTCCTGATGATCCGCTAGTTCCTGATGAAGCGGAACTTCCGCTAGATCCTGAAGAACCAGACATTCCAGATGAACCTGAGCTACCAGAAGTTCCTGTAGAACCACTAGATCCATTTTCACCATTTGTTCCTGAAGAGCCATTAATTCCTGAACTACCAGAAGAACCAGTTGAACCAGAAGATCCTGTAGATCCAGATGTTCCTGATGAAGCAGAAGTTCCAGATGAACCATTAGATCCAGAAGTTCCAGAAGAACCATTTGATCCAGAAGTTCCTGAAGAACCAGTTAGCCCTGAACTTCCAGATGATGCCGAAGTGCCTGAACTACCAGATGAAGCCGAAGTTCCTGATGAGCCTGAAGAACCATTTTGCCCAGAAGTTCCTGAAGAACCATTACTTCCTGAAATACCAGACGATCCGCTTATGCCTGATGATCCTGAAGATCCTGTAGATCCAGAAGTTCCTGATGATGCGGAAGTTCCTGAACTACCGGATGTACCATTTGATCCAGAAGTTCCAGATGAACCATTTGATCCAGAAGTTCCAGATGAACCATTTGATCCAGAAGTTCCTGAAGAACCTGTTGATCCTGAACTTCCAGATGACCCTGAAGTTCCTGAAGTGCCAGATGAAGAAGAAGTTCCTGAAGAACCTGAAGATCCATTTTGTCCAGAAGTGCCTGAAGAACCATTCTGTCCAGAAGTTCCAGATGAACCATTTGATCCAGAAGTTCCAGAAGATCCTGTGCTACCAGAAGTTCCTGAACTTGCAGATGTACCACTTGTTCCAGCAGTAGCTGATGTACCAGAACTACCTGAGCTTCCAGAATTTCCACTAGAACCAGAACTACCTGAAGTCCCAGTAGATCCAGAACTGCCGCTACTTGCAGACGTACCACTTGAACCAGAACTAGCTGAAGTTCCACTAGTTCCAGAAGAAGCTGAACTTCCTGAAGAACCGCTGGTTCCATTTATTCCAGAAGAACCGCTAGATCCAGAATTTCCTGAAGATCCAGAAGTTCCTGATAATCCACTACTACCCGAAGTGCCAGGTAAACCGGGAGGGCCTCTTTCAATGACAGTAGCAGATATAGATGGAGGTGGTACAGCTTGAATTACAACGTTATTTTTATTAGTTGTATCAACTGCGGCTATTGTAGCTCCACCAACAACTTCTACTTTTACAGCATTAGAATTTGAATCTACTTTGACATCAATATTAGCCATTTTATAATTGTGTTACATCTTGCTGTACTTCTAATCTGAATTCGAATAATGTTCTGTCCATTATTCCAGTAGAATAAAAATGCAAATCACCATAAAGATTTATTGGCGGAAAACCTCTAGTAACTGATGATGGAAAACTAAACTCCACAACGCCTGTTTTTAAAAAACCAGTAACTACTGTTGGAACGAATTGATACAATAAATTTCCATCTGGATGTGGTCTTAATTGACCTGTACAAACAATATTAGTAAAATCCAAAACATCAGAAGTTACAGTTACTGTTTGCGTTGGAAAAGTGTCTCCTCTTATAACTGATAACTGAATTGCCATTTGTTAAATATTACACGTTATATTAATTTTGGAGACAAAAAAACCCAAGCTTTCGCTTGGGTTATTGAATTTTTTAATTATTACTTAACTACTGGCAAATCTGGATTTACAACACCATTGCTTGATGCCCCAGAAGCAGTCTTTGCGCGAGCAGCTAGTTCTTGATTGATAACACGAAGATTAGCTTGAGCTACCTCAATCTTGCCTAGTTCATCATAGGCAAAAGCCTTGAGTTGAATGTCGCTAACTTGTGATAGATTAATTTGATTCTGATTATTTTGTTCCATAATTAATTAGGTACTATATATTATATCTCGCGAAGAATTTTTATAGTTTTTTGATGTTGCGGATTATTAGGGTCTAAAATTAATGAAGGATTATTTACCAACATTGAAATAGTCCCTTTGTTTGTTGACTTGAATTCGCGCAACAGCTTTTCCTTAATTTGTTGTCGCGAACCGCTTGCAAAAATACCAACCTTTTCGCACATATGTTGCAAATCTACTATTGTCATTTCATTCAATTTGTCTCTAAAAATATCAATATTAGATGTACCAAATGGATTCATCTTTTTGATACCAAGAATTTCTTCTAGCTTTTTTACTTTTTCAATATCTGGATCAACATGAGCTTTTCCATCTGCGAGAGTTAAATTATCTAGCTCTGACTTCTTAGGTTCAGGTTTTTTTGCATTTGTTGGTTTGTTCTTAACTGACTTTTTAGCCATATACTATATTATATAAAATATATATTATTCAATAAAAAAGGCGTTACCCTTTCGGATAACGCCCAATTTATGACGAACCGACTATTATATTAGACAATCAATCCAACTAGAGCGCGATTGTCGAGAACCATACGACCCTCTTCCAAAGCACCATAGTAACCGATCTTACCCTGACGAAGTGTATATTGATCATCAGCGACGAGGTTGAATTCAGAACCACTGTCAGCATCAACAGCAACGGCGCGAACTAGAGAATCGCGACTTCTGTCGAGACCAACGATAATTTCTTCAGTAGCACCGTTAAAAGCTGTAGCAGTACCACCGTAAGAATTGATGCTATAGTGATCAGCGTAAGCTGTTGCACCAGCGACGGTATCGAAGATGGTGTTGAACTTCTTGCCAATTCCGAACTCTAGAATTTCCATAATGCTAACACCATAGAATTCAGGTAGACCGGCTTGGTTGAAGATTTGATCACGAATTGCGTCTGTAGCTACCACAGGAGCATTACCAGCGGTGTTTGAACCAACTGTTACAGGAGCAGCTTGAGTGTTAATTGGATTATATGCCATGCCGCGAATTTCTTCGACGATTTCTGGAGAAACGATAAGATCAGTTAGACCTCTACGAGCGCCAGAAGGAGTGCCACCAACGAATGAAGCGTTAATACGCTTGATCTTAGTGAACAACTTGTTCAAGTCGTTAAGAACGAAACGTCCAGCAGCAGCAGAACGGAAAGTATGAAAGTTATTGGCAGCAACACTATCATTACCAGTGGAAGCTTGAGCTAGAGCAGTCATTACGAGGTTAGCAGAAGTTCTTTCTTGCTTGAGCATGACTTCTTGAGCGATGCGAGTGAAAGACTTGCTAACTACGTCCAAGCGGCTCTTAGCAGCGTACTTCTTATCGAAAGCGATAGCGCTATCAAGACGATAAGTAGCGATCTTTAGCTCAGAAGCCAAAGGCTGAACTACGTTCTGAGGAAGACCACCAGCTACACTTTGGCTATAAACCTTGATATAGTCCTCATCGAAGATATCATAATAGAGATCTAGAGGAATTGAGGGATTATCTTCAGCATTGAATTGAAGACTTGTGAACAAATTTGAAATAGTTGGGGCGTTATTAATAACTTCAGCCAAAACTGGTCCAATGAATTCAGCCAAAGCTACTTGAGCATCGAAGGCTACTTCACGGTTCTTTGAGGCTAGAGCTTTAATTAGCTCAACTTGTTCATCTGTTCTCTTTAAAACGATTTTCATATTATTTTATAGTTAAATGGATTAGACAACGTAAGAGGAATTACAATCGAATTGAACAAGAGCGTATTTACCAGTAGTAGTACCGGCGAAATAATCACTCTTACCATTCTGAGAAACACGTTGACCAGTGCCGAGAATACGGCCAATGATACTTGTGGTTCCAGTGATTGGGGATACAGCGCTCGCCAATAGGCCAGAAACTTTACCAGCATTAGCTGAGATAACAAGATGGCTATTAACAACCATGTTAGCGTCAACCCAGTCAATAGCTGTGTCGGCCAATGTAAAGACACCGCGAGTAGCTACAGGAACAGCTTGTCCAGTAAGAACAGCTTGTAGTTCAGCTCTCTTTACAGGATTATAAAGAAGTCTTTCGCCATTTTCATCGGTGGCTAGAGTCTGATTGAGAGTCATGCCTAGAACTGGCTCACCAGCAGTAGCGGCTGTAAACTTCAAAGGTACAGCGGGGTATTGAGCAGCACCCAAGAAAGGATAATCTGCCTTACCAAGTGTATTTGTAATATCGGTAGCTGTGTACTGAATTGGATCGAGATCCAAGTTACCAGCAGATACCTTGACGAAAACACCTGCTGAACCATTACCATTTGTAGATGGGGTGGCATCAACAGTGTCGCTCGCGAACATGTTGACAACATCAACGTCGCTATACTGTCTGAATGGATATAATCTTAGTGACATATATTTTTAAAATTTAACTGTTATGTTTTCCTTGCTGAAAGCCTTACCTAGTCTTTCTTTCCAAGAAGTCTTTGTCTCAGAAGGAGTAATTGACTGAGTGGGTATAGCTGGCTCTTCGCGTTTGGCATTAGCCAAAGCTGTTTCAACTTCAACTGTCTTTTCGACAACTTCAGTTTGTTGAGTCTTCGCTTGTCCCATTCTCTTAGCCAATTCGGCTTCTAGACGTTCTTGAAAAATCTTGTCTTGATCTTGCTTTGAAGCTTTGCTCTTGTGTCTAAAAAGAACAGCGAGCTTTTCTTTATAAGAAGCAAAAGCTTCTTCTGTATTGGCCAAAGCAGATACTTCTTTAGCTAGAAATTGACGATCAACTTCATCAAGATCGTATTCATTATCTAGCAAGCTCATTCTTGAACTATAAAGTTCTTGAGCAGCTTGAGCGGAAATTGTATTTTCGAGTTCTGCGAGTTTAGCAGCGGTCTCGGAAAGCTTCTTGTTGTTTTCTTCAAGATCTTTCTTGAATTGTTCAGCTTGAGCGACAGCTTCAGCCTTGGCGACTTCAGCTTTTTCGATCTCTTGCTTGATTTCTTCATTCTTAAGTTTAATGCTTTCAGCGATCTTTGCTGAAATAGAAGCTACGGCTTCATCACTAAACTTCGCAGTGTCTTGCTTTTCAGCAAGAACCGTCTTTAGCGCAGATAGTATTTGTTCTAAATCCATAATTTTTGTTTTGGTAATATTTACAGGTTGTTTTTCTTTTTGTGAAAATATTTTATTATTAAAGTTAAGTAATTCTATTGAATTTACTTCGTAAGACTCAGCTTCTTCTGTTTCCATTTCTTCTTTTTCATCTTCATCTTCTGTTTCTACATCAGATGTGCCATCATCAATTACAACTCCTTGTACATCAGCGGCAGGATTAGTAGTAAAACCAATACCCAAAGGATAAATACGACCAGTAACCAAACGATATACTGGAGTACCATCATTCATAAAACCAGGACCATCAAAGCCTTTTAAATATTTCTTAAACTCTTCTATTTGTTCTTTTTTTGTAATGATTTCAGCTTGTTTCAAATCTAAACTTCCAACTGCAACATAATATTCGTTAAATCCAATTTCCCAACTAGCACTAATTTTTTCGAACAATGCTGATTGTGGATCATTTGAATCCATAAGTGCATCAGCAAATTGGCGATCAACTGTTTTATATACAACAGCCGCCAAAGCAATATTAAATGGACTAAGAGTTCCTCTTACATCGTCATCAGATAATATTTTATTTTCCCCATGAGAAGAAAACGCTGAATTAACAATGTGACCAACTACTCTTTGCTTTTTATGTTCAATATTTGTTGGCTTATGTATAAAATATTTTTTAAATGCAATAGCTGTATTTGTATCGATACCATCACCATTCTTATTAAAACGATTAACAACAGCAGCATTAAATGCAGCGCCGACTAAATCGACATTCTTTTCTAAATTAACTGAAGAAGGTATAATTGATCTTAGAGGTTCCAATGAAGCTTGAGACAATAAAACGTTATTATCAAAATTCAATGAAGCTGTAACTATATTATCAAATTTAGTTCTATAAAGAAACATAATATTAAATTTTACACACAATATTTAGTACTGTGATATAAAAGTGCTGCTGCATATGTGTCTAAATCATGATCGCTTGCAGTTGTTTGCACTTCATTAAGTATACTTAGTTTATCTAATTTATCAGTGTTATTTAAAACATCTGTAGCGGTAGAGATCCAATTTTCTGATTCAGATCCAATTATAATTGCTTCAGAAATTCCTTGTGCTAGTTTCTTTTGTTCAGCATTTAAAGATTTTTTAGAATATTTCTTTTTCAAACCTGCTTCAACTACAGAATATAAATCTTTTGTTTTATCCATTACTTTAGCAATCGCATCTTTGGCATAAACAGTCGCTTTTGATCCCATTGGGCGACCTCTTTCAGTTGGAGTTGTGGTCTTTTTCATTGGTGGTTTAGCTCCTGGGACTTCTGGCATAGCTGGAGGAATAACAGGAACACCACCAACGATTGGATTATAAAATCCTTTCTTTCTTTCTTCTACGAATTTAGCTTGAGCAGCGCCCAATTCTTCTTGAGTTGGATAAATACCTGTTTCAATAACTCGTAGACCTTCTTCAGGTGGCAATATACCAAGCTCCATCATGCGCGTGACTACGCGATTGAATTGAGTTTCGTCTTTAATAGATACTTCTTCAAATTTAGCTATAGGACATTTACCTTTAAATCCTAAATTACGGAATATCAATTCCATTTCTGGTTGCAAGAAATCATTCAAGAAAGCTTTTCTAGCTTCTTTTAATCTTTCAAAAAATACCTGAGCTTTTACTGTTGTATTTGCAAACTTTTCAGATCCAATTAATATATTTTGCAATCCTTCTTTAATATCTTCATTTACTACTTTATACTTTTCATATCCCAATACTTTATTCATGTCTGGGATTACAAATTCAGCCTTAGTAGTATAGTCTGCAACAAGAACGCGACCAACTGACTGATTGGTGAGAAGACTTTGCATCGCTTTAATGTTTTTATGATTGATACCGCCCTTCGTTGGCTCAGTACCCATAGTAATCAATAGAATTACATTCTCAATTGTGCGGCAAATAGCTTGATCAATCTTTTTCATTTCCATTTTGAAATTGATATCATCAAGAACTGCAAATCCAAAAGGTACAGCAAAAGGTTCGTAATCCTGCTTCTTATAAAAAGAATATATAATATTTGTAGGATTTATTTGTATCTTTAGACCATCTCTTGCCCATTGCCCATTAGTAATTTTATCTTTGGTCTCATTATCCAAATTGTCAAAAACCATTTTATCATGTTCGTTTTTTGGTGAGCGAAGTCTTTCTAATTCATATTCAGAAAGAATTTTTTGATAAACAACTTGATTCCAAGAACTTGTGTGATTAGTTGTTAAATAAAATGGATTAAGAAGAATATATTGAACAGGAATTAAATTCTTTACATCATATGGAGTTGGATAATTATATAATTTAACATCTGTATTATATGATGCTCCATCGTATGATGCATATGTTTCTAAAATCTTTTGAAAGTCATCAATTTCAAATTTAGCGTTTATTTTATAAAAGAAAACGTTACCACTACGATAGTATTCACGAAAATACTGATCTTTTACGTTCCACATTCTTGTGTACTTCATCCACTTTGCAAAAAAATCTTTAGCTTTCTGACTTCCGCCTTCAAGGTATATTTCTGCGTTGGCAAATTCAGACATTATATCAACAGCATTTCTAAAAATAGCTACATTAGCATAAGCTTTTTGGCAAAGCTCAATTGCATCGCGAATATTGTATCCATTTATCGAAAATTCGAAAGGCAACAAACCTTCTCTGATGTTGCCATATTTATAAATTTTTGGCCCTATATAAGCCAAATTTCTTCGCAAATTAGTAGACTCTCCTGATCCAGCCCTTTCATAAGCTGAAGCTTTCGATTCTTGTTGATAAAATGGATCACCAACTAAAGAAGGTTCAGATGCCGCTTCTTTCAACATATCTTCAAGAGGTGCATTTTGACCTTCTTGAGCTTTAGAAAATTTATCCCAATAATCTGATCTTTTATTATATTTGCGACTCATGTTAATAATAGTTACACATTGTCACTTTAAAAGTGACTTTTTAACTTTTAAGCAATAAACATTGGTTCAAAAGTTTCTGTCATATCTTCAACATGAGTATTATTCATATCGAAATATACCTTAGATAACCAATTACCTAATACTAATGCTGAGTAACTATCTTTTCTAGGTTTATCTGGTCCAGATTTGCGTTTAAGATTCGCAGGAAGATCAAAATTTTGCATACCTTGAGCAGATGTTGTTATTTGTATAAGAGCGCATTCAGTTTTTGTTAACAAAATCATGTCTGATAAATGCTCTACAAAGTCAATCATCTTAGCTTCTTCGTTTTCTTTCTCAGTATCTAAAGCGTTTGAGAATTTTAGATCTGTTATACCAATATGCTTTTTAGTCTGACTTCTGAAGTTATCATCAATAGCGCGACTAGCAAAGTATGTACGGCGATGATCAAAATTAGCTTGCAACATTTCATTCGCTAATCGTATCCAACCAGAAGTAGGCTTTCTTAAAAAAACATATTTGTAATCTGATTTATTATATTCGCTTTTTGCAGCGTATAAATTCTGAGCATAATCTTCTGGCCTCTCAAATTCAGTCACCATTGATTTCAAATTAATTTTAGCATCTTTAAATAACTCACTTTCATTACAAGAATTCATGAACTGAACACCACCGTTATAGTCCATACAAATTGCCACAATATTAAAGTTCTGTAGTAGATATAAGAAATATTTAATATGATCTTTCAATGAAGATCCAGAAAGAGCATAAGAATGTACTAGTGTATTTATTTGTTTTTCTGCATTAATTTTTAAAACTTGAATAGCGAAATCGTCAGATGATTCTGTTTCTGACCAAGAAGGGTCAACTGCTAATATATATTCATCTTCAGAATTTCCTACTACTTCAACAGCAGGAAGCTCACCATCAGGCACTGTGCATAAGGCCATTTTAGATATTTTAAAATATCCAGAACTATCATCACTAAATTGTGCGCCAAACTCTCGCAAGAATTGTGATTCACTCATTGTAGCTTTCGCTTGATTGATCAAATTCTGATCGTATAACTGCACTGGAGCGCAATCATAAGAAAACTGCATAATACAACGCTTTGTCTTTTCTTTATTTTTAGGATTAAATATTAAATTCTCATACTGCTCATAAAGCTTATATAAATATTCAAATTTAAACGACGCTGAAGACAATGCAATCAATTTATTATTAGGCCAAATGTATCTTTCTTCTTCAGTCATTTCGCCTTTAGCAATCAATTGAGTTTCAAGATTATATAGTTCTTCTCTTTGTGTGGGATTCTGAACTACAGATAACC